GAACCCTTACACTAATATAGTCTGCTAATTTCTCAAATATAATTTTTGTAATATCTAAATTGCTATTACAACAACTTATTTCAAATATATCGCATATATAACATCTATTCTTGAACGAAGCTAAATATGGCTGTTCAGTAAATAGCCATTTGATTACTTCAATATGCCCATTGTTACACGCCAATAGTAAGGCAGTGTTTGGAATATGTTCATCGGCCATGTAATCATTCTCTATTCTATCTACGTTGATATCTGGATCCATTTTGAGTAACCATGTTAGAATGGGTTCACAAAGAGCCGGCTGTTGCACACGATATTTACGAGTATATACCATCAAATATGCGTAATCCATATCTATACTGCTACTATTAAATACATCCCCGAACGTATTCATTAGTCCATCTAAATCATAAGACCAACAGAGTCGGTAAAAGGTAAGTGTTGTAAGGTCGTCCATTATATAGCGGTTTAACTTATTTTGATATAGGACTATAATAATGAGTGTGTTATCAATTTTCTATAAAAAAATAAAACATATAACAAGGTATGTAACGAAAAAAAACAGGGCGTCCCCTGAGATTGTTTCTGTGTTACAGTTTCGCGCAATCTATAGACAAGCTATGAGACCCCACTTGATAATTATTGCCGGTAAAACGGAGTCATAATTATCCTTTTATCACGAGTAGTACAATCCAAACAAATCGCGTGCATCATTAAATACACCAATACTATCCAATGACGAGGAATTAACCTTAACTTCTTATAAGGTTAAAACTTGGTCAAGATATTTACATGTCAAACTGGGTCAAAGGGAGTGATCAGCTCCACAGAGTGTTCATCGGCTTACTCCCGGCTAAGGGCTTAAGCTTTTAACATGTAAATAACAGAGTCACATTGGGAATCAATTACACAGATACAATTAACTTATCTGTGTCTAACTTTACAAATAATAATACCAGTGAGCCAAGTTAGAAGCTCCCTATTCGTTTAGATGGATTTATTTTATCAATTTTTCACATTTTACCCTATTTTTTCATACACTGGAGAACATTATTTGTAGATTTTGTGGGGACAATCAAATTGTTCTCCAGTGTATGGAAAGAGATAACGCGTAACAACGTACATAACGAAAAAAAACAGGGCGTCCCCTGAGATTGTTTCTGTGTTACAGTTTCGCGCAATCTATAGACAAGCTATGAGACCCCACTTGATAAATCAAATGTTTATCCTATATTCACGAGTAGTACAATCCAAACAAATCGCGTGCATCATTAAATACACCAACATTATCCAATGACGAGGAATAACTAATTAAAATTAAACTTGGGCAAGATATTTACATGTCAAACTGGGTCAACGGGAGTGATCAGCTCCACAGAGTGTTCATCGGCTTACTCCCGGCTAAGGGCTTAAGCTTTTAACATGTAAATAACAGAGTCACATTGGGATTCAATTACACAGATACAATTAAATTATCTGTGTCTAACTTTACAAATAAAACTGAGCCAAGTTAGAAGCTCCCCATTCGTTTACATAAATATATATTCTCAATTTTTCACATTTTACCCTATTTTTTCATACACTGGAGAACATTATTTGTAAGTTTTGTAGAAATCAAATTGTTCCCCGTGTGAATGAAAAGAGATAACGTGTAACAACGTACATAACAAAAAAACAGGGCGTCCCCTGAGATTGTTTCTGTGTTACAGTTTCGCGCAATCTATAGACAAGCTATGAGACCCCACTTGATAATTATTGCCGGTAAACGGAGTCATATTTATCCTTTATTCACGAGTAGTACAATCCAAACAAATCGTGTGCATCATTAAATACACCAATACTATCCAATGACGAGGAATTAACCTTAACTTCTTATAAGGTTAAAACTTGGTCAAGATATTTACATGTCAAACTGGGTCAACGGGAGTGATCAGCTCCACATAGTGTTCATCGGCTTACTACCGGTTAAGATAATATGCTTTTAACATGTAAATAACAGAGTCACATTGGGATTCAATTACACAGATACAATTAAATTATCTGTGTCTAACTTTACAAATAAAACTGAGCCAAGTTAGAAGCTCCCTATTCGTTTACATAAATATATATTCTCAATTTTTTACGTTTTACCCTATTTTTCCATACACTGGAGAACATTATTTGTAGATTTTGTGGGGACAATCAATTTGTTCTCCAGTGTATGGAAAGAGATAACGCGTAACAACGTACATAACAAAAAAACAGGGCGTCCCCTGGGATTGTTTTCAGAGCTACTGATTTCGCACAATCTACAGACAAGCTATGAGACCACACTTGATAAAACTCAACCGTTTTCCGATAATTTTGTTTTATCCTTAAAATCACAAGTAGTACAATCCAAACAAATTGTGTGCATCATATCCAACCAATACTATCCACTGACGAACTTCTAATGTATGAACCATAAAATGGTGCGTACAGACCTTATATTATAAGGTAGTCGTGACCTTATGGTCATACATTAGAAGGTGGTCAAGACTATCTTCTTGTCAAACCGGGCAATGGGAGTGATCAGCTCCACATAGGGTTTATCCGCACATCCCGGTTAAGGGCATATACGTTTAACAAGTCAACAACAGAGTCATATTGGTTTTCAATTACATAGATGTTCATTTCTCTATCTATGTCTAACTTTACAGATATATTAATAAAATGTATTCATACCAGATAGTTTGCACGCTGATACATAATAGTATCAACTAACAATTAGTTTGCTTGACCGATAAACAGGCGTATCGTGCGTGTTAAATTATATCGGCAACTATCAACTATAAATACAACCTATTGAGCCAAGTTAGAAGCTCCCTATTCGTTTACATGGTTTTATTTTCTCAATTTTTCACATTTTACCCTATTTTTTCATACACTGGAGAACATTATTTTTAAATTTGTGTGGGTACAAGCTAACTGTTCTCCAGTATATGAAAAAATAGGGTAAAATGTAAAAAATTGAATTACTTTCTTTTTTTTACCAGATAATAACATTTTACCAAGATAACATTTTATCAATACAATGAATAAACGAGGTGCAAAGAGGTGTGAGTTTTGTAACTCGGCATCTCATACGATGCACCGTTGTAACAGCAACATGAACGGACACAAAGACAGCTTGGACAAAGGGTGGGCATGTATGATGGATCCGGATTGTCCTAAGTTTGAGATGTTACGCGCAAATGAGTTGCGATATATTGCGTATCACTATGCGCAATATGAGAACGCGGTTCATTGTTCAGACCAAAAAACAACTCAACACTACAACCAAAAATTTAGATTGCGACCGATTCCGTTGACGCTTTCAAAAAAACAGATGATTCACGCTCTGGTTCAACGCTGGACCGGGTTTCAGCCAGTGCGCGATTTGTACAAAAATCCACCAACACCAGGAGATGATGGCGACGACTGTCCTATTTGTTTGGATTCAATTGTTTCATCATATAATTGGTCTTACGAAACTGCATCATGGAAGGGAAAATTTGTTACAACGGCGTGTAAACATCGGTTTTGTACAACATGTTGGAATTCTCATATAGAAAGGAACTCCAAATATTCATTGAATGAATCTAATAACACGCTCGTTGGACTCACCATGCATGTATGTTGCCCAATGTGCAGACACAAACTCGTTGTATAAAAAACAAACTCATAAAAAAGGTGGAAAACCACCTTTTTTATCAAAACTATTAATCCACATTTTACTATATTTTGGGTTTCTATATCATACACTATAGTAACGGTATTTTAACAATTTATATTATTTTAGATTATTTATTTTGAATGAATAAACTAACATAATGTTATCGTTTAATTGTTATATATTATGATAAACTGCGGATTAATTGGTGTTGGTAAATTTGGAAAAAATATTTTGAAAAATTTGAAAAGACATAATGCGATAAAAGATATCTATTTATGTGATACAAATATTTCTACCAATACAATATTTGAGTCTTTGCCAATTACACCTGATTATAAATCTATATTGAATAATCCTGATATTAACTCAGTTTTTATTGCTACTCCTAGTTATACACATCATAATATTATTATGGATGCGATTAAAGCAGATAAACATGTTTTTTGTGAGAAACCTATATGCAGCACGTTTGATGAATTATTATGTCTTTATGAAAAGAACAAAAAATACAATAAAATTATTTATTGTGATTATATATTTTGTCACTCGGTTATGATAATGGAATTAAAACGTATTATACAGTTATACAATTTTAACAAGAATTGTTGTATTAATATTTCATGGAAAAGTACAGACCTTGACAAAGTAAATATAGAAACATATATAGATGTTATTCGAGATCTGGCTGTTCATTGTTTGTCTATTCTTATGTTTCTTTATGATAGTAATGATATTACTATTACACATGTGGAAAAAATATACAATAATCATACCATAATTACTGCAAAAATTCATGCTAGTATCCTTGATAATCATTGTGTTATCAACGTATCATGGGATAATCCCCATAAAGAGAGAATTATACAAATATTGAATGATGGTAATCATTTAAGGTTTGACTTCAACAAAGAGAAGATTGTTATGACAAACGAATCAGTTAAAGAAATAGATTTAATTCAGAAAGAAGAACCATTATTTAATTCTATATCATGCTTTATTAATTCTATAGAACAACCAAACAAAATTTCTAATATAAAACATATGAAGTTAAATAACTCTATTATGTATATAGTTGAAAAGATATTAGATAATTGAAAATATGGGTAAAAAAAGCCCGTTTAATGATTCTCTTGCATTCAAAATAATTGCCACTTATTTATCTCCTGGAAATACAGGTGAAAGTGAAAATAATGATTTAGAAATATTCAAGATATACTTTGATACATATACCAAATTAAAAGAATATTATACTACTAATTATGTAGCGCATATCTATAGCAATATTACTCACGATGCTTCAACCATCCAATATAAAAGTCGTCACCGGTCCCGTAGTATTCTTAAAGACGTATATATATTCAATGACATGGTTTACAAACATTGGGTATTTAATGAATTTGATAATCGCGAACAATTAGCATATATACTTGAAATTATAAATGAATATTCTATACATTTATACATTTTAAAATATAATACTTTATGCTGTATGCCTAAATTGCACGATATCGTTCTGTATATTGATAAAGATGATAAACTTAATATAATTATTCAAATGGAATGGTTGAAAAATCTGCAGGTCATCAAGGATATTAGTGATGAAAAAATAGAATCAATTCTTAACAAACATCAACAAGTTTTTAATAAAAATAGTTTACATAAAACATTTGTTCATTATATTAACAGTATCTTTGAAGAACTTAATAAAAAATATAAGTTTACATACTATGACCGTAATTGTGGCAATGTACTTTATAATGACAATAACGATATAGTTGTTTTAGACTTTGAAGACTGTGAGTATAAAGTAGTGACATATTTACATGATAAATGCGGTATATGTAAACATGTTGCTTTCAAAAATATTGCAAGCAGGTTGAGTTGCGAAACATGTCACTATGAGGAAATGATGAACAAGTACGCAAATTCTACTGATATTAAACGAAGAAATAGTATATAAACTAGTATTTTGTATCTGGTTGATATGATTTTATTATATCAACTATATATTTTATTTCGGTGTCATCTATGTATGGATGAAATGGCAAACTTATAATTTCGTCGCATATTTGTTCAGTGTAAGGTAAATATAACTTGAAATCTGTTTTAAATATGGATTGTTTATGTATTGGTTTTGCATAATGTATTTTGCATTCAATCCCTTTACTTATCAAATAATTATATAGGTTGTCTCTGTTATTGTGCAATACTCTCACTACAAATAAATGCCATACAGATTTCACACCATTGGTTATTTGTGGTAATTTTATAATGTTTGTTTCTTTCAACCCGTTATAGTACATCATAGCCTTTTCATGTCTTAAATTATTATTATAGTCTAATTCTTTTATTTTTTCTAATAATACGCATGCTTGGATAGAATCTAACTTAGTATTATCACCAATCATATCAAAATTTATATTATCATGTGAACCTAAATTTCGTAGTTTTAACATTCGTTCATATACTTCCTTATTATTTGTACATATTGCACCTCCATCACCATAACAACCCAAGTTTTTAGTCGGGTAAAATGAAAAACAAGAAATATCACCGAATGAGCCAACCATTTGACCATTGTATTCCGCGCCATGGCTTTGAGCACAATCTTCTATCAAATTTAAATTATATTTTGCTGTTATTTCTATTATTTTATCAATATTTGCTGCATTACCATATAAATTCGCTACACATATTGCTACTGTTTCGTCCGTTATATTTTGTTCAATTTTATTTACATCTATCATTAATGAATTTCTGTCTATGTCTACAAAGTTTACTGCATGTTCATTTTTTATTATTCCCAATGCAGTTGAAATATATGAGTTTGAATGAGTTATTATATTTCCTTTTGTCATGTTTAATGCTTTTATACCGATTTCTAACGCGGATGTACCACTATTAACACCTACGCAATATTTTTTTCCAATATATTCAGCAAACTTATATTCAAATTTCTTAACTGCCTTTCCCAGAATAAAATCTCCACTCTCCATGTTTTGTAGAATTCTTCTAAGAATTCTATCTTTAATTTTTCTATCAGTTTTAACTATATTATTGAACGGTATTTTCCACATATATATATGTAGTGGTAATCGTTTTACTACCTTTTACATAATAGAATATTTATCATTGTAAAGTGACTAACATTATAATAAAAAACTTATTATAATGTATTATATCTTTTATAAATTATTGAAGTATTCTATATTTTTAGTTAGATTATTTTTTAAAAGTGTATCCATTTCTGCCAGGTCTAATGTATCTAATTGTATTTGTAATTGTAGTATATGAGATTCGCTCTCAATTTCTTTTATATCTTGAACGCTATGTAAATCAGCACCACTTAGACATTTAACATTTAAGTTTACTACATTGTTGGTAGTTACAACATGTAAATTTGGTATTAACGTTCTACAACGACACTCTAATAATCTTTCTGAATGGTCTAATCCTTCCAATATTTCTTTTTCTTTAAATATTTTCTTATTTAAACCTATTATTCCTCCTGTAAATTCATTCGGGAAATCATAAAGCATATAATCGTGTTTAATGAGACTCGTATCTCTGCAATATTTATCATATGAACAATTACGATAACCTTTCCACCATATATTGTCAGCGGCAGTTAAGTTTATACTCATACCACTTTTATACGGAATAAGACCTACTATATTTTTTCCATTATAATAGTCTCCTATACCATATATTTGAGGAACATTCACATTGTAGTTTTTTATTAAATTAATAAAAAAATCATCGCTAACAAAATCATTTGATCCTGCTACTAATAATACATCACAATCATTAGTAATTGCTAAATTCACACCAAATCTTACCTTTTCAGCCAATTGCTTGTTCATTGTTTGCTTATTCCAAGGTTCCAATAAGCCAGGCTGTTCAAATTCATAATAACTGTCTTTATAATATTTATCAACTATCGTTTTTGATAAATTGTTTTCTGAACCTACAAAATAGAATTTAAAATATATTTGACTATTGAATTTCTCTTTAATATTATTATAATGGATTAATATTTTATGAGTTAAACTGACCCGATCAATGTCGTTATTCCATAAGTAAAATGGCATGAATAAATTTACTTTTAGTCTATTTTCCATTTATGCTTTTATAATATATATTAATGTCTTTTTTTATATAACTATTTATAGTTTGTATATCTATACAACCCTTATAATATATCTCTCGTAAAAACATGTCATCGTTGATATTTACGTATTCTGGTAATTTGCGAGTATTTAAACGATGAATTTTATTGTTTATATTTATATAATATGGAAATACGTGTTTAATAACAGTTGAATTGCTAGCCAACATTGAATATTGCCCAATAACTATTTTTTGATTTATTACTGTTCGCATGCCTATATTTGCGCCGGTTTTTATATCTACACTTCCACCAATCGCTACTTCCGGATATATTGTTACATTATTCTCTATATTAATGTCATGTCCTAATCCTATCAATCCCAATAATTTATTATTATTTTGTATAACTGATTTTTTATACATTCCTGACTGTATATAACACAGAGAATGTATATAATTATTATCCCCAATTGAAACTCCTTTAAATAATTCTGGATTGTATTCATATGATTTTCGGTTCGTACAAGATGGAACATCACCGATTATACATGCAGGGTATATATAATTATTATTCCCGATAACTGTATTTGAATGTAATATTGTATTTCCATATATTTTATTATTATTGCCTATTTTAACATTATTGCCTATTATTACTTCTGGTGATATATAATTGTTTTTACCTATTTCAATATTACTTCTATATAGTATATTTTGTAATCGCCTTATTATATGATATTTTGAAAAAAACATATTGTATAATTCATTTATACATTACTGTCTATATATCCTTCATATAAGAATACACTGTTTGATACACATATAATCCAATCCCCGCATTAAGATAAGATTTAATTAATGGATATTTTATACCACTATATATTTTTTTAAAATTCAGTGTAGATATTTTATTGGATAAATACCGATTAACTATGGTATCAACTGGATATGTTATCAAGAGTATAACACTGGTGGAACACATTGATATTACATATTCATTTATTTGGTTTTTTATTGCATAATCATAACTATTCAAAAATATAGACGAACCTATAAAAGATTTTGCAGTTATTGCAAATAATATACCGGTTTTTGTTGTTATTTTTAGATTTACTTTGTTCGTATTAAAATTATGTTTCAATAACATTAGTGTATACGGAACAGTTATGACTGAAGTAATAATGGAACTATAAAATTCGCCTCCTTTATATTTATATTGGTTATAAATTCCAAACTGAGTTGTTCTCTCCACAATGCTTTTTATGATAGTTAGATGTAGATTTTTTAACATTTTATACTCACCTTTATATTGTAGTTGACTATTAATTTTTTTTATTTCAAATATATGACTCATAAATCCACGGGACAATCCCATACAAAATCCGGGTGTATAATTACGCAACCATTGTTTCATATCTTGATTCATATTAATTATTAATTATTAATTATTAACTTTATGTTCTATATTAAAAGTTTTATTTTATGTTCTATATATAAAATAAAACTTTTATTTAATGTTCTATATAAAAACTTTTATTGAATGTTCTATATACAATATTAATGTGGAGTAAACACAACTTAATGAATATATTTGCCAAAGAACATAATGTATTGTCATTTTCGTACATAGACTACAACGACAGTAATATAAATAAACAACTATGCCTTTGTTATAATATTCACGACTCAACTGATCTTTCTTTTTGTATACCTGATCTTATTATTTACGACATTCCAAATATGAATATTGACTATAATAATGTATCTTTGAAGCAGTTTGACAATTTTAAAACACAATATATAAATTATGGGAACAACATTATGTATTCAACCCCCAAAGCGTGTTGGTTTGGTAATTTATATTTGTATCATTCTGAAAATGCTGCAAGCCGCATTCAACAGTTAATTAAGTTAACTGACCAACATACAATTTTAATTAGCTGTAATAATATCGTTCAAAGCAATATGGACGATTTTCGATATAATATATTAGCAGCAGACTTTACTATTGAATATATGATGTCGTTTAAATATTTTATCTACATTAATACTGATATATTTTCCGGAATTCTCAAATGGTTATTAATGTCCAACAGACCGGTATTATTAGTTGAATCACAGATTGGCGAATATTATCTTAATGAACTTATACCATATAAACACTATATACCGGTTAATCACGACTTGTCTAACTTAATTCAACAAATCGAGCTTTTAAATAGCGACAGTTCTTTGTGTGAAAATATTGCTAAGAACGCGTTTGAATTTATTAATAAAGAATTTAATCATAGCAATATTCTATCTAGAATCACTAATTGCAATCGTCATATACACGCTGATGTTAACTATAAATCTATTAATCAAATATATCTTACATTTGACGACGGTCCACAACCGGTATTTACTCCGGATTTGCTTGATATTTTATCGGAATATAACGCTAAATGCACGTTTTTCGTGTTAGGCACGTGTGTGGAACAATATCCCGATGTTATTAAACGAATGCATTTAGATGGACATACGATTGGTATTCACGGTTGGAACCACGATGCAATCACAACCAAAGACGATTCTACATTAGAACGCGAGATTGCCGCAACTGCTAATCTTATTTATACAATTACCAATAAATATCCAACTTTGTATAGACCTCCATATGGTCAAATAAATGCAGATAATGTAAGATTATTGAAAACAAAACTAAATCTTACAATTGTAATGGGAGATATTGATTCAGGTGATTATTCAGGAACTGTAAATGAAAATCAAATTATTAATAACGTTTTATCACAAGTATACAGTAATAGCATAATTGTTTTTCATGATTCATCACAAATTACGGTAAATGCGATAACCAAATTGTTAAGCCTAATTCAACAATATGACGTTGCCGCTATGTAGTGATACATTATTAACTTCCGGCATTTCTGCCAGTTTTATTAAATCCAATAACACCATATTGACTGGTTCTCTTAATGATATTATAATATTATATTTTATAATGTTTATCAAATTTAATAATATTTATATATATATATTTATTTATGGCTGATAATAATTTATCTTCATTTGATAACAAATATATTGATATTAACTACATAGATTTATTCATTGAATTATTTGACAAATTTGTTCACTTACACGATTACAAATTTATGAATCACAATTATCAAACAATTATTACGACAAAAAATAGTAAAGACGTCCACAAAGAAATCTTTTTACGTAATTATTTTCAATTCATCGTAATGTATAATTGTATTATTGATAAACATATTTTACATACAGAACCGTTTTTGTTCGATAATAAATTATCAATTTCCAATGATATACATAATAATTTTTCTGATATCAAAAAAGAAACAAACACGTTATTAAAAAACATTGACTTAATCTATGCTCATAGCAATCTTTATAAACACTCTACACCAAGCGGATTATTTCAAAATAACTCATGTCAAGATAATTTATCGCATCATGTATGGTACAATTATGCATTTAAATGGTATGGTAATACAAATAAATATACACAACAAATCTGTCCCGTTATAACTGCTATCGTCAATAGATATGATAATATTGCAGCAGCATTTATTTCTATACTTGAACCGTTTTCATATTTGAAACCACATAAAGGTCCGTCAAAAGCAGTCATCCGATATTTATTTCCAATAAATATACCTAGCGATAAAGAGAACTGTTACATGATTATAAATGGACAAAAACATATATGGACAGAAAATACACCTATTATATTTGACGATACATGTGAACATAGTTCAACCAATAATACTGACACATATAGAGCAGTTTTGTTTCTAGATATTATTAGAGGTTTTAACAATAATACTGATTTGAATGATATGAACAACTACTTTATTCAACTATCAAAATATTTTAAACATAATATAGATGTTAATATTAAGATAAATAACTATAATAAAAATATAAGTAATATAATAAATATATAAGTAATATAATAAATATAATAAATATATAAGTAATATAATAAATATATAAGTAATATAATAAATATATAAGTAATATAATTATCTAATATGAAATTTGCAATGATGGTCATGGGTGAGCTTAGATGCATGCATAAAAATTTTTTAAATTTGTTCGAACGCATCATACAATATTACAATGCTGATGTTATAGTTGTTTGTCAAAATGCATTTCAAGACGATAATGAACGAATAAAATATTTCAAAGATAATGCGGTTCATGTTCATATATATGATAAACCTGATCCGTTAACATATTTTGGTGAAAATACTTGTTTAGATAATATATCACACAATGGAGGAGATTGGAATAAATTCAGCTGTTTGCAAATTTATATTAATATGTTGGAAATGAATAACGTTATATTAAAACACAAGTTTGACTATGACTATTATCTCATGTTTAGAACTGATTCTTGTATATTATTTGATCTACCCCCAATAAATATATTTAAAGAAGCACCACCATCTGTTTATGGATTTTATACTGAATATTGGAAAGATGCCGGAAACCTTGGTGGACAATATATTCATAAAAATTATATTAATACGTATTTATCGGCACCATATACATATATAAAGGATACCAACAATTTTAAAATATTACATGAAAAATATATGTTTAAGTCTTTAAATACTCTATATTTCAAGGATATCGATGACGAACCCGGATTACCACCTGCAATCGTATTACAAGAAGTGCTTTTTGTATTGGCATTCGAAGCGGTTGGTATCAATATTAACAAAATTCGCAATCTACCTTATTACTATAGTGAGGATATTAATGAAACTTATATATTTAATAATGCACATGAACGCACCGTAACTGATAATAATATATGTTATAAATATTCAGAGCAGTATAAAGAATGTAATCAAAACTTACTACATTGGAATAATGGATATAGATGGAAATTGGTTAATAACGAAATTAAACTGGTGTTTGAATAATTATAATTGTTAGGATATAAAAAACATTTTTTATATCTTATTAATAATAGAATGAAAATCCCTATCTTTGTAATTAATATGAAAAAAGATAAACTCCGTAAACAATTAATGATTGACCAATTTATTAAATTTAATATTCAAAACTATATATTTATTGATGCGGTCGTTGGAGAAGATTATCATAAAACTGGATTGAATATTAAAATTATGCAAGACTGGTTAGACCCCATATTTAACCGACCCATAAATTATGGCGAAATCGGTTGTATGTTATCTCATTATCAAATTTGGTTCAAAATTGTAGAAGATAGCCTTAATTCTGCTATTATTTTAGAAGATGATAATATATTTGATGACGATTTTTTAATGAAACTTTACTATATTCTTGAAATAGATTTTAATTTGTACGATCTATTGTATCTTGCCAGGTATAAAGTATATAGTAATATTATTGAACCACATATTACCAATTCTATATTAATACCGTCGTATAGTTATAATGCGAATGCATATATTATTACTCATAGAGGTGCTAATAAACTATTAAACACACCTATTCTGCAAAATTTAATACCAGTTGACGAACTTTTACCAATAATGTATGACTATAATTATCCACATAAACAATACCAGAATATATTTGTAAATTGTGATAAACTTATTGCACTTGCATTGGTTAACGATATAACTGACCAAATTAAAAGAGAACTCATTCCATCTAATATAATCAATAGCACTATATATATTGAAAATTAATAGTATAATATACTTGCTTCGGTTTTATAAAATACCTTATTATGTTGGTTATCATAATAGTCGTTTAAAAATTTTTTTATATTGGTTGGACCGTTTGCATGTATAATACACGGTTCTGTATTTGTGCATATATTTGTTAACCGGTTGCTTGTTTTGTTATATTTAACTTCAGTATAAGAATTATTTAATGTTTGAAATATTTGACACTTTGAATCCAATATTGGGAGTACAGACGAATTACTGTTTTGTAGTTCTATGTATAATTTTGTATAATATTCTTGATCATCTTCGTCATTTTTTATATTTTTTATATTTTTTAAAATGGTCTTTAATGTAGATGCTTTACATACAAATCCGCCTGAATTTAAATAATTATAATCATATTCTGTTTTTGGAAATTTACATTCAAGATTCTTATCTGGCCAACACACTTTTTCACTAGAAAATATTATCATATTTTCTAACGACACTGCATGATCTTCTAATATCCTATTTATCTTTTCTTGTATTTCAATTATATCCGTTTCAAATAATACATCATAGCTATCTGTGAATATTATGATATTTTCGAGTAATTGTTTGGATTGGGTGTTCAAATAATCTCTTAATAAATTAACTTTTTGACCGCCACCTTTACCTGCATTCATATCTCCTCCCTCCCATTTATTATCCATCCCCAATGTTTTTACGTTTATATTATTTTTATAGCACGTATCTATAAATCGCTTATATCCAATATTATCTATACTTGTAGATACACATACAACTTCATAACATACAGGTTCCATTGAATATAACTGTATATTATTTTTTAACTCATTTTGTATAAACATCTAAAAATAAGACTAATACGTACCTTACCCCTGACATTATTGGAGCGACAGAATGTCTATCATTATGTGTATGTATTATCATATCTCCCTGATTTATATAGTCGTACCGTATACCATCTGCATATTCTACATAACAGCCTGAAAATCCCGATTTATTACTTAATAATATACTAGCAGTAATGCAACCGGTATCTTCATGTTCCGTTAACGAACGTTGGTTATCTACATCATATTTTACTATAAACATGTCAATTATATTAAATGTCGTATTACTAAGACTATATGTCGCGTGAATATGCTTACGTATTTCATCCATTACAGACATTAACATAAATTGGAATAAACAAGGTATTGCTTTTACTTCTATATCTGTTGTTGGATACGAAGAATGTCTATTGGTTAACCAACCATTAGTCTTTGTATATTGTTCTGTTTCTGCAATAAACCATTCGCATATATCAGTTGTAAACATGCCGGGTATTAACATTCTTTGTAAAAAACGGCGTTCGTCTATATTTATTTTCGTGTCAGCCGGTTGACTTTTATCAATGCATTCAAGTTGATTTTCTTGATTTTCTTGATTTTCTTGATTTTCTTGATTTTCTTGATTTTCTATTAAAAATACTGATACATTTTGTTTTGACATTACATCAACCATTACGTTATATAATTTATTATTTAATTCCATTAACGGGCGGGTGTTATTGTTCGCATAATGGTTTAATATTTCTGGGGTTATACATATATCTTGTGGTAACTTTATATTGACTATATTATCATTTTTAAGGGTTATTGATAATAACTCCTCTTTTTTATTTTGTGTATATTTGTTTAAATTTTCAAACTGATTTAATATATCTATCTTATTATTCTGAAATAGGTGTGCTTTTATCGTATCGGCATTAAATACTATTGAAAATAATGGCGGTTTAGTTTTCCATATATTTAATACAAACACCCATCTGTCATTCGAAGGAATAGCCTCCTTAAAAAAACTATTTCCATGAAGATATTTACCACCATCAAATACAAATAGATTTTTTTTTTGAGGAAAGCTATATACAAGTTTTTTACGTGTATCACCTAAGCCATCAATTGCAGTTGTTGGTACATTAATATCATCTGTCAAGTATAATAATCCTGTTTGTAGTGGTTTTCTATAATTTGGATTTTTATTTATCATCCTGTCATATTCGTCGCAGTCATAATGTAGATTGATGGTAGAATGGATATTTTGTTTTACCCAAAATTCTATATAATAATCTTCGGTTTCATCCATATTGTTTGTTAGGTTTAAAATATATATTGATAATTCGGTAATTACTTTTGTAATTATATCATCCTGTTTACCCTCATTTAGTTTCATTATGTAAGTAGACTTTAATGTACCTATACTTTTTAACAGAACTATGAAATCATCCATTATATTTGAGTTTTGGTTAACACATACATTATTATTATAGATTTGCATATAAAAATATATAAAGTATTATTAACACATTTTTATATGCATTATGAATAATAATAATGATTTCTTAGTTAATGATTTTAGCAAATTTAAAAATTATGCCGTGATATGCGAAGATTTTTATAACAATCCATTTTCTGTATTTAAAAGCTCTATTGAAACTGGATATATTGATGATTGGCCATATGGTGCAAGAACAGTATCTATGACTGATTCACAATATATTATAGATAACATCGGTAAACACCTACCGCGTTCTGCGGGTACTTCGTGTTCGTTTAGATCGGTAGGAGGTTGTTCAGGTAGTTTTATTAGACAACCTAAAAACCAATATGGTAGTTGGAATCATGTTGACACATCCCAAACAGATTCTACAATGTGGGCTGCAGTTGTTTATATGCATCCTTTCCCAATACTTGAAGCTGGAACTAATTTGAATTCTTATAAAAATACCCTTTACAAACATATAGATTCTTACACAGACGAAGAAAAAGACTTACATGCCAAAGATAATAACAGATGGTTTAATAATATATATAGTAGTAATGTTTTTAATAAAATAATTATATATAGTGGAAATACTTTTCACGCAGCAGCTGACCAATTTGGTGACACATTATTCAATTGTCGTAATGCAAATACATTTTTCTGGACAACGATATAAAAATATTATTTTATTTTATAGTAAATGTATAAATTTCCAATTAAACACCGGGTACCCACTAATATAGTTTCATCATACTCATATCATACAAAAACTATTGGATTTAATTCATTAATAACAAATTGGTTTCAACGAGTTTTGAAACAATACTCAATTATCAACACTACAAGTATTCACGATTTACATCTAATTGAACCTTTCATTATGCAGTATGCAATTAATTCATTAGTACCAACCATTTCAAACACATATGATTGTCATGATTCTATATATAAAATTACTAGTATACATTTCGAGAATTATAAAAATTTAAACCCTACATTTAAAATATTTCATAAAGACGAATCTAATATAACATGTAGAATATTAGTTCAACAAAATACGGATGAATGCTTTATTATATTTGACGATGGTATCAAATATAGGTTACAAGAAGGCGACCTTGTTATATACAGCAATAAAGTTCATTATAGGATTGAATATAGTACAAATATCTGCCCAGTATTTTTAGTATTTAATATTGATATTTATAATGAAAACAACTCTCACGTATATTGTTGGACAAGAGAGAGCGATAACCGATATAAAGATTGTATATGATTATATTACAAATGCATGTTTTAGTGTCTGTTTATTGTCGTCCCGACAAATTACGTACATTTACAGATGCAGTCTATAAATATATTAACACATATAATCATGAACAAGTTTCTATTCAATTATCTACTACTAGATATTCTATTGAAAAACCAGATTTTAAAGTAACTGAAGCCTATATGTATGAAATTAAAAAATTATTAAAAAAATATAACATTTTACTTCATGAATATTCGTTTGATTATGGACATATCATCAATACACTTAACCCCGAATCTAATAAATATGATATTACGATATTTTGTAATGCGTATATTCCAACGGCTGCAGCAATTAATAATATTATTGACTATTTTAATAAACCAATTAGTAAAGATACGTTCATATGTAAACATATTAATACTGAATACGATGTTGCAATAGGAAATGGTAGATATTATGTAACAAATCATGATATGAAAAATATTTCTTATTTTCTTGAGTATACATTTCAGTCTAACTATGAGGTTTTATTCAATTTTGATACCTGGATCTCTTTTTACATTAAACTACACAGTTATTCGCTGGTTTGTGCAGATTTTGAGTCTGTATTATTATACGAACAACCCGATATTAATAATTGTTATATTAATAATATTGTTCGCCAAATACATAACCTCAACCATATTGATTTCTCACGTTATTTTCACAATATTGATTGTACAGATATGATTCATTTGAAAAATAACGTTTGTTATCAACAGCAATCTGTCAAAAATACTACATCATTTTTGCCTATATGCAATAGTAACGCCATTCGCAAATGCATTTCTATTGATAACTTTTACGAGAAGCCGTTAAATGTTTATAATATTGCAGTACAACAAACGTATTCTCTATCCGACAAATATAATATTTTCATTAGTAATATAATAGACAGTCCTCTCACTGAGTATTTTAAGGTTGTCATATCTTCTATATTGAATATACAACCTGAAAATGTCAATATAACTGAACATTTTTTTGGATATAATATTTATAAGTTTATTTCTAAACCGAGGACACCCACTGGTTGGGCATGTATTATATTTTTAAATCCCAATGCATCAATTGATACCGGGGTATCTTTCTATACTAATAAGTTTAGATTTAACAAGTACTCTGAAGTTGATGAATTATCATTAGATAATTCTGACAATTTTATTATAGAAGATGTTGTTGGAAATATATTTAATCGTGTTATGTTATTTAATTCAAACTTTATTCATTCACTTCCGTTTTTGAAAAATAATATTTTTCAATATATTGAATTTACTTAATCTAATTATGATATCTTCATAATTAGGTTATACTTTCATAATCTATACGTTTATTTGTTTATGCCATGTAATTAAATGAATTACATATCCATCCTACTATTATATATTTGTCATTTGATATTGCCATTTCACCTTCATGTTGGAACGTCCAATTTGACGGAAAAAATACTATTTTTCCCGCTATAGATTTTTCTTTATGTGTATCCCAAAAAATTGTGCTACCACCTTCGGTTACTGTATTTAAGTATATTATAAATGATGCATATCTATAATTTCCATTCACAAAGTCAATTAAAAAGTCATTATGATTTTTAAAATAGTCTGATTTTTTTTCATATTTTATAATATTAAATTCTGGCAGTATGAATGTTTCTTCAAGAGTATAATGAGAGATATTTACTGTTTTTAAATATTGGTCAAAATGCCGTTGAACAGTAAAGTATATTAAACTTTCCATATGAAACCAATCATCATTTTTTTTTGGCATTGAGAAACCGGTTACTTTTCTGTATTTATAATTTATATTCCCGCCTGCTTCTCCCGCGCTATGTAATTCGTTGTTATCCTCAAACATCTCTATAAGATGGTCACATACATATTTAGGAAGCACTGATTCTCGTGTATATAATAATTTGGACAGATATTCATTCATTTTATTAGTTATTTAATGAATGTTTTTATATAATTTTATTATCTAATTTTATTCGGCTTACATGAAATGTTGACGATATATAAGTTTATCATTACAAATATTAAAATCTACTAATTATATACTATTATATTATGTCTTTCTATAAATATCAGGGCATTCAGTTTGATGAACTATTTGATACAAGTAGTGACAGTGGAAATACTTCTAATAATTTTTCTAATTTACCTAACTTCCAAACCACTACTGATGAAACCTCAATATATAAGTCGAATGAATCTACCGATATCAAGTATTTCAATAATGGGGTAAGTATTATTAACACACTTAAACCAACGGTTAATAATGTTAAAACTACATCACAACAAGTACTTGACGGAAGTGCTCATTGGAATCCTGCTGATGCAAGTGGTTTGTGTTACATTAAGACAAATTTAGGTTCGTATTTTCCTTATGGTAACGGAATCATTGGTGTTAAAACACATGGTAATGGTACATCAGCAGGAGGTACAACTATATTTGAGAAATCATGGGCCGGTTTCTTTAATCAAAATTCAAATAAACGCTGGTCAGATATAATTGCTGAAAACAGATTCAATGATACAGTTTTTAACAGTACTTTTAAATTATTGCATTTTGAATACATAGGTGCTGATTTACTTCAAATTAAAATAAGAGCATTGGCTAATGGAGATGCAGCGTATGCGGCTCTCACTACTGCAGAACAAGCACAAGCAGATGCTCTGGATTTGAACATATATGAGTTTTTTTATAAAGCTGGAAGTGGTAGTAATGCAATTTATAACTATTCTACTTCTGGTACACCAACCGAATCAATCCCAATCCCGGTTTGGGCAAATGCAATTAAAGTTAAGGTTTATACTGCCAATGGAGATTCTGGCTCTACCGGGGCTACCGGGGCTACCGGGGCTACCGGGGCTACCGGGGCTACAGGAACGCCAGGAACGCCAGGAACGCCAGGAACAAAGGGAGCACAAGGAGCACAAGGAACGCCAGGAACTCCCAAGGGGGATTGGCCGGGCGCATCTGGCGGAGATGGCGGAGATGGCGGAGCTGCCGGAGATGGCGGAGCTGGCGGAGCTGCCGGAGACGGAGCATTAATTGGTACAACTAATGTATACGTTTTCAGAGGCAATAATAGCACAGATTCATTTACTATTAATAGAACGTTGTCATCGTCCGAGTCTACAGTTTCATTAAAAAATACATCTACGTCTAATGAAATATTTAATATATCAGCAACAAAGGGATCCAAAGGAGCAACCGGAGCAAAAGGAGCAAAAGGAGCAAAAGGAGAAAAAGGAGCAACGGGGGGAACCGGAGGACCTGGAGGAGCTGGAATAACCGGAGCAAAAGGAAATACGGGGGGAACCGGAGCAACACCCAATCAATATTCAAATTATCACCAACACAAGGGTGCAAAAGGAGCAAAAGGAGCAGCGGGTGCAAAAGGAGCAAAAGGAGCAACGGCAGGAAAAGGATCAAAAGGAGCAACGGGAGCAAAAGGAGCAACGGGAGCAAAAGGAGTAAAAGGAGCAAAAGGAGAAAATGGAAGAACGGGAGAAGCAAGTTTTAAAGGCATACTTCCTTCACAATTGTCAATAACGAATACAACCAGCTCTACCAATGGTATTGAAATATACTTCTTCAAAATAGATGATACTGTTAGTGCCTAATTTGATTTACATATTATAACCTTGTTCTATATGAAAACATCTTACTGCATTGCACATATATATTATTTATAATAACAATATAAAAAGACACTGCTTATATAGTATGTGTACGTAGTGTAGTATTGTAAATATATATCAAACCCGGTTAGCTCAGTCGGTAGAGCGCACGCCTTTTAAGCGTGTGGTCGAGGGTTCAAGCCCCTCATCGGGTGGGGGGAAGAGACAATCCCTTGGTCTAGAACCAGAAGTCTCATAGAGGAAATGGAGGAATGTAATAAAAAACGAATTTACTGATTATTTAACAAAATAAACCGCTGAGCATTATGACAAGTTTTGAGTTAAAATGGCATTCCACAATAATAAGCGAAGGCGGGGGCTTATTATAAATTTTTAAATATAAACCTAAGCATGTTTTTAAACTGTTTTGTTCTTGTAGCTCAGTTGGTTAGAGCATCGGTCTTATGAGCCGAAGGTCCACGGTTCGAGCCCGTGCCTGAACAATGACCTGAACAAGTCAATAAACTGGTCTCCGGGTTTAGCTCAGTTGGTAGAGCAATTGACTGTAGTGGTTTTTATTTATAGGTATCGATAGGTCGCCTGTTCGATTCAGGCAATCCGGAAACTGACCTGAACAAGTCATATAAACTGATCTCTGGGTTTAGCTCAATTGGAAGAGCAATCTATCTATAATGTTTTTATTATACAGTACGATAGGTCGCCTGTTCAAATCAGGTAATCTGGAAAAGCACGAATGTCCGAGTGGTCTAAGGAGCCAGACTTAAGACCTGGTGTATAATACGCGTGGGTTCGAACCCCACTTCGTGCAAATCTATTTTAAATTATTCTAATACTTATATGTTCTTGTGGCTTAGTGGTTAGAGCATCGGTTTTACACGCCGAAGATCCGCGGTTCGATCCCGCGCTGGAATAAAAATATGATTCTTCATGTTTTTATTTTATACATTGTGCACTTTAGCTGGACGTTAATACAATAATAAATATGTTTTATTACTATATACTATAAACTTTATGTCCGGATTTGATACACCTACAAAAGATCGTGCAAATGGTGAAGTTGAAACACCTGACACTGAAGCTACTATAATGGATACTGGCAGTTTTCAGGGAAGTCCTACAAATGAATATTATCAAAGTTTGGAAACCACAAATGACCAATTACTAAGAGAGAATAAAAGATTAAAACAAGAGTTACATAATTGCTTACCCAAACCAGGTGAAACACCCAGTACAGTATTACAAATTAACCATAACGATACCGAAAATGAATACTATGCATTGGACATTGTTCCGTATACTACTGAACACCGTAGAAGAAATCTTCCAGTAAGAAATGCAGAAGGAAAACCGATTGGAACAGTAAACATGGAGGGCAACCTATTAGATGAGATTAATGCTGAAGGTGAACAACCGCCAAATAAACGACCGAGAACTGGAGGAAAACGTGGTGGAAAAAAATGCATAACTCGTGGTAAACGCGGCGGTAATAAAAAATCATGCAAACGAACTAAGAAACATTAATTCAACAAATAAATTGTGGCACGTATATGTTTTTATTTTATATATTCAGCAAATTAGCTACATGTTAATAAAATTTAAAAAAATATTTGTATAGTAAATCGTACATCACTATTGTTTGTAGTAGGTATTACTGAATGTGGTATACCACCGCACTGTTTAATCGATAGATTTGGTTTTGGATAGAATCCCTTAATAGATTTACCATCTTTATACAAAAATGTCCCTCCCCAATTTTCATCCCATGATTTATTTAAATAAATAGTAATACCACCATTATAATCAATATCAGTATGCCACGGTATATGACTACCAGGTGTCCAATAGTAAAATTGAATATCATGAAAATTATATATTTGATATTTACTTTTTATTGTATCAGTGATTCTTTTATGTAACTGATTGTCTGTGCTTAATTTGTGTATTAAAACCAAATTACTGTCTTTTAAAAGATGGGCAGGCCAAGAACGATTTGTATTGAAAGATTCTTCGTTGGATGTTAATTTTTCTATTGAATAATCATAGCATTCATTATATAATGCATCATCAAAAAAGTTATCAAAAAAGCTCAATGATTTTTCCATATATCAAACTGAATATATAGAGGATACTGTTTTTATATTATTTATTAACAATCTGGTTATCATACTCATGATTTCATAGAATAAAACGAATCTCACAAAATCTATGAATTTCTTTAAGTCATTCTTTTAATTTATATAGTTGTCAGAAAAAACACAAAATAAAAAAGTGTTTCAGATATCAGAAAATGGACATTCTGAAAATGTCCATTTTTGGAAAAGTGCATCCACTTTTTTTTCAGAAAAAACACAAAAAACCACTTCAGAGCATAATGCAGTGAAAACAGAATTTCTATAAATAATTTGTTATTGAAAAAAAAAATAATACTTTTCCGAAAAACGATTTAGGGATTTTTTTGTAACGATTATATAGAGGAGAAATGATTACAAATGATGACAAAAAAATCCCAAAAAATCCCAAAGATTTTTTATGTCAAAAATGCAACTATATTACAAGCAGTAAAAAAGATTATAATAAACATTTATTGACTCGTAAACATAAAATCGTTACAAATGATGACAAAAAAATCCCCTTAGCATATATATGTGAGTGTGGTAAACAATATAAATATCGTCAAGGCTTATCAAACCATAAACAAAAATGCAATTATGTTGAAGATATAAGTAATGAAGATGAAGAGACAACCGACCCCATAATAACAACTGCATCACCGGGTGAATTAAGTAGTCAACCAAATATGGTTTTGGAATTATTACGTGAAAATCAAGAATTCAAACAACTTATGATAGAACAAAATAAACAAATGCAGGAAACTCAATCACAACTTCAGCAATCAGTTGCACATAATACAGAATTACAAAGCCAGATGGTAGAAATATTTAAAGAAGGAAAAACAATTAATAATATATCTAACACGTCTAACAAGTTCAACCTGAATTTTTTCTTGAATAATACGTGTAAGGATGCTATGAATATAACTGATTTTATTGGAGAATTGGGCGTACATATAGATGAAATAGAATATATAGGACATCATGGATATGTGAATGGTATGACAAAGATGATTATGGATCGTCTTAAAGATATGGATATCACAAAGCGACCAATACATTGCACTGATATCAAACGTGAAACGATGTATATAAAAGATCAAGATGAATGGAGTAAAGACACAGAGGAGTTATCAAAGTTACGTAAGATATTAAGTCGTATTACAATGAATAATTATAGAACAGTACCTCAATGGAAAACAGCACATCCAAAGTGCGAGGAAATGGATACACGTGATTATAATTTCTGTTATAAAATGATGCGAGTGATATTGGGTGATGTGGAAGAGGCACAGGTAAAAATGGATAACAAAATTATTAAAACCATGGCAAAGGAGTTGTTTATACGTAAAGAGTCATAAAAAAACTATATACAGAATGAGTTAGTGTAGGATTCTTATCCGTGTCGGTGATATTCTTGTTCAAAAATTCTTCAGCCCCCCTACCTGTCTCGTATATCTTCTCCATTCTCCATCAGATAATATGAAGCTGGTTGTGGGTCTACTGGTTCTTTACTACAATAATCACGACAAAACGGACACACATTGTTCTTTCTTATTATTTTATCCAAACATTCTTTACATGTTTGATGTTTATTTTCACAACCCGTTTCTACTATTTTCTTTTTATTTTCCATGCAAATACAGCAATAATGTAAACCCAAATCTTCTTGACATACAGGACATTCTGTTATATCATCACTACATTCAGGACATAATTTATGTTTTGATTTACAACCACAAGTTGTAACCATATTCATGTTTTTGCAATGATAACATTTTTTATAATGTTTGAGTTTCTTTTGGTGAGTTTTGATTTCATTTATTTTATTATAAATATGCTCGATTGAATCCGCCCAATAGAGTGAGAAATATTTCACTTTATCGCAGTCGTCTTTTGCATCCTGAAATATTTCAAATAATGCTTCTCCTTTTTCTACATCTTCATTTGTAAAAGAAGTCTGCAATGCGTCATCAACTCGGTTCTCGTTGACACTTTGATATGCATCATCTTGTATTTTTTGATATGTATGAATTGCCGGGTCTACAATATTTTGCTTAAATTTTGTTATAAACTTCACATATTTAACAAATTTGTTTTTAATATTTCGCAATTTCGTTCTATTGAAAATTGTATTAATATTTACATCATAATACAATTTTTGAATACGACAGGTGCCGTTTTCGTTAGGGAAACCCCAACGTTTTTCTTCCATATTTGATTCTATATTGTTGATATTGATATTGTTGGTCTTATAAAAAAATAATATCTACTCAATTTTTTACGCACGTACGTACCTGTTTTTATATATAAATATTATTACGACAAATGCCGCATAAATGACCAGTGTTTTTATTATGATTCCTGTTTTTAATAACACAATCTAAGCAAAATGTATGATTACAAGATGTTTTCACTATGCTCTTATTTTCCATTGACTCATAACAGATTGCACACGTATTAATGGTATTGGCTTCCTCTTTAATTTTATCGTTTAAAATTCGTTGTAGGTTATTTGCTTTTTCTATTGATATAGATATATCCATCTGTATCTTTCTTGTAAAATAGTATCGGTTATGATCAGCCAATACCCGCTCTGCATATAATTCGTATTTTTCATTCATACTTGGTTAATTGTTAATAATGAAATTATCTGTCTACTCACATCAATTTTCTGTATTTGTAATAAAAAATTGATATAAACTACTGCACATATATATAATATACTCAATAAGAATGCCACAATCTGTAGATACAACCCGTAAAAAACGTCCACAGTTAAGGATTGTCCCTGAAAAAGAGGAGGTATTTTCAAGAACCGAAATGATTCATAATTCATCTATCGGCCATTCTATTACAAAATCATCCTTTGATGAAATAACTACGTATTATGATACAGTATTTAATATGGATAAATCCACCTATGTTTCATCAAACGATGAACCGACACCAATGAATTGCGTGAAAGAATTAATTGACACCATACCTACAGATTTTTGGAAAACCCCCAATTTACAAATACTGGATCCTTGTTGTGGAAATGGCAATTTCGGGGTTCATTTATATCATAAATTAGTCTCACATCATTCTACGCAGACAATCTTAGAAAATATACTGGAGTTCAATGATATTAATGTGCAAAGATTGGATAACGTTCGTAAGATATTTGATGTAGAAAAATATCAATTACAAATTACGCAACAGGATTTTCTAAGCACGGAATACAATAAAACGTATGATTTGATTGTTGCCAATCCACCGTATGCAAAGCTGTTGGAAAATGGTAAACGCGCATCAAAAAATCACAATCTAATCAAAGATTTTATTAAAAGGTCGTTGGAATTATTGAAACCTAATGGATATTTGTTGTTTATTACACCAGATAATTGGATGTCATATGCTGACCGTAATGAATTGATTAAGATTCTTACACAATTACAAATTGTTCGTCTTGATATTCATACCGCGAAGAAATACTTTAAAAAGATTGGTTCCAGTTTTACTTGGTACTTAATACAAAAACGACCAGCAACCGATAATATTACTGTTTCTGGTATATGGAAAAAGGTGGAATATACAAGCAGTATTCCATCAGTTGAACGTAAATATATACCATTGTTGTATACAAATGAGGTTTACAATATATTATCAAAAACAGTTGATGCAGATGAGTTGGAAAAATATAAAGTAGAAACGAGCAGTGATTTACATCGATATACAAAACGCGAAATTATCCGCGATGAGGAAGATGATATTTACAAACACCGTTTAATCCATACAGCAAAACAAACATGTTATGCATCAAGACCTCATAAATATCAAGAAGGTTACAAGGTGTTTATTACTACAACTGACAAATATAAAGTATTTGTAGATGATTGTGGAATGACACAGTCAATTGTATTCATACGGTGTTCGGGATTGGATGACGCAAACCGTATTAAAATGATTCTTGAACACCCGTTGTATGTATTTATAAATAATTTGTGTAGATGGGGAAATTTCAACAATATTCGTATATTGCAGAGTTTCCCGATTCCACACATTGATTCCTACGACGAAACCATTATTTATAGACATTTTAATATTACTGACGAAGAAATCAAGTTCATCAATGAACATTAAACAAAAAACATAATAAATATATGTTATTATATATTTTAACATATATTATGGAAAAACGCCCCGATTGGGACACATATTTTAAAGAGATTGTACAAGTTACGTCAAAACGGTCGCCGTGTGACCGACTGAAAGTAGGTTGTCTTATTGTAAAAGATAACCGAATTATTAGTCAAGGTTATAATGGGTTTTTACCGGGTTGTCCACATAAAAGTATTGTACGAGATGACCATGAACAGGCAACAATACATGCTGAGCAAAATGCATTATGTGACTGTGCAAAACGCGGCGTTTCATGTAATAATGCAACTGCATATATAACACATTATCCATGTTTGATTTGCACACGACTTCTAATCGCGTCTGGTATCTGTGAAATAAAATACATAGATGATTATCGTAATGATGATTTGGTGGAATATTTTATTACACAAAAAAACGTTATGATATCTAAATTGTAAAAAAAATACAATATATATATTTTATTTTTTATTATTATTTTTTTCTTTCTATTTTAATCTTTTTTTGTTTTGTATGTAGGGTCTGCATTATCACACAATTGTGGGATATGTCCAGTTATAGAACGAAAGAGTTCAATGCATCTGGACTCATATGCATGGTATGTTTGTGCAATAACCGTAGTCATTTTTCCAAGAATATTGACATCAACTGTTGTATGTGGAAGTTTCCAACTATAAAACTCCCATGTATTTCCTAACAGTAGGTCTGTTTCAATGGTATGATATAGATGGGCATTTGTGACTGACATCTTACCCGGATTCGGTTCTCCATTTTTATTTAATCGTTCTGCAACGCAATGTCCACACAAATAGGACCCCCAACGTGCTTTCATTCCTGTCCGCGTGCCACCCAATTTCATAATAACATTGTTTCTGGCTATGATGTAGATATGTTCCGC